AGTTGATATTCTCGAAGTTCTGCGGAGAAGGTCGCGACCGCCTTCGGATGACAGTCCGGCGTAATCCGCTGAATCAGATCGTCCTGAGCGACTGTGAGGTTAACCAAGTCGGAGACCGCGCCGCCTTCGAGTCCTCCAGTGAGAGCATAGACACCGTCCTGTCCGAGGAAGACGACTCCGAGTCCTGGGATCGACTGTATAGACTTTGGTGCTCTACAGGTGACACTGTTTGAGAGCGTCGTAACCGTGAAGCCGGAGGCGTAGCTACCGCGAACGACGTCGATTCCGTTCTCTCTGAAGACGAGAAGGTCCGTATAATGAGCAAACAACGCGGTGATCATTCCGCCTTGACTTGATAGCTCGATATAGCTCGCGGCGTCGAACTGTTCGATCAAACCGGCCGCAGAGTAATAGAGCGTCCGTCCGTCCTCGATACCTCCGTCCAGGAATAGACAGCCGCTATAGAGCGCGGAGAAGCGCGCCGCCGGAGCTGGGAGCGGACCTGTCGGAATGTCCGGCGCGGGTTGTCCAAGTGCGGCCGTTGCTATCGCGTCGAAGAACTGTGTCTCGACGTTGTTCCTGATGATATCGAGAAAATATAGCGTCGTGTCGCCTTGAGAGACATAGTCGTCGCTGTAGTTTGTCGTCCGGTAAATTTTACGCGCGACAGTTCCGTCCGGTCCGGTCGGAATATCCAACAGACAAGCATGTCTCCAGCCTTCTCCGCCGTCGTCGTTTCCGACTCCGGTCTCTCCTGGGATCGACCAGGTCGCAGAGGATAGAGGAGAAGACGGACCTTCGGAGCCGGTGTCAGTAATGAACGCGACAGACCAGCCGAAGATCGAGGTTTTATCTCTGTCGGTTCCGCTCTTATTATTTGCGAGTCCAAGCCCCCATAAGCCGCCGGACGGGATGGCGGCTGTATCAAGCGGGCACCATAGAGTGACAGCGCCGCCTCCTGCCTGCGGATCATATATGACGCCGCCTGTCGCTCGCGGCATAGGTACGACCTTAAAAGGATCGACCGGAGCCGGAGGACCGTCAAAACCGAAGGCGCGCGCGAAGTTCTCAGGAACGACGCTCGAAGACTGCGGAGCTGGCCACGGATAAACCAGGAGAGGACGATCTGTTCCGTTAGTGATTACGGTTCCGTATGGCGTATCTGTGAACCACGATCCACATTCCGTAGCGGTTGGAACGCTTCTACCGGTCCGAATAGTCTTAAGGAGGACTAGTCCGGAGCTATCGTAAAGAAGATGGAGATTCCCTCCCTCCTCGAACAGAATCGACTGTCTCGCGCCGCTCGCGAGGTTCTGCGAAGCATGAAGGCTGTAAACAGGACCGCAGTTCGTAAAGGGGCTAAAGTTAGTAGATCCGACCTTGAATCGTTCGTATCCGATTCTGGTCGACCAGCCTCCGGTGCTTTTATCGATGATTAAGTTCTGACAGACATTCGCGTCCTGTGGATTCTGGGGAAGCCTGGTCGCGACGCCTCCGGCCAACGGTGTCTGATAGTTGTCTTGAATCATGAGAAGGTGAGCGGTCCGAACGGGTTCCGAGTGAAGCGATATCCGGCGGTTGGATTCCCCTTGATAATTCGTCTCGGAACTTGTCCGAGAAAGCGCGCCTCCATGCCTCTATATAGAAGGTCTTTCTTCCTCGCATAGACAGCCGACAGCGCGGGATTATCGACCTTTAGCGCGAGCTGCTCAAGGGCTGCATAGGCGAGGATTTGAGCATAGGAAGCAGGGACCAGCGGCGAATCCTGGTCTTCCTGCATTCGCTCCGGATTGATCAAGGTCCGGACGTTTACGAACTGATCGTCGGCTGGATGGGGATAGAGCTGAATCGTCCGATATGCGCTCGACTGATTCCATCGATAGCGAATGCTGGTCGACTGGAACGACTGTCCGGAGAGGTGATTAAGCGCGAGGTTAGGCTTTAGGGTTACGCCGCCGGTTGGCGCGACGGTATCGACTCCGACTAAAACGCCGCCGGACGCGTCGGCATTTCGGACGCGAACCGGCGCGAGGATATTCGCTTCACTACATGTGAAGTAATAGCGCCGATATAAGCCTGTGTTATTCGGAATCGTCTCCGGCGCAAAGTGGAGAGTTTGAGTATCTGTGAGGGAGAAGGTCGAGACCTTCGAAAAAGCCGACTCGTAGCCGCTGGAGACGTCCAGGGGATAGGTTGGATAGTTCTGCGCATTCGGATAGCGGACGTTGACCATATAGACGTCGACCGTTCGAATCCCTTGTCCGGCGGATGCGGACTGGACGGTAACGCCTCGCGCGGTTTGAGGACCGGAGACGCGGAAGCCTTCGCCCGGAAGGTATGCCTCGACAGTTCCCATTAGTTCGGGATCGAGGTTCGCGTCCTCGCGCTCCCACTTCGAGAGAAAAAGCGCCTTTGCAGGGACTCCGACAGAAGGATCAGAGACGTTTAGAACGTTCATAGAATCAGACGGAAGCGAAATATCGCGCCGCTGAATCTTCGCGGAGACCGCGCCGGACACAGCCCCCTGATACGGTCGGAGGAAGTGTCCGGTCGATCCGTTTTGAATCCAGGCGATTTTATGCCGATGGACGGTCCCGTTCGCCTCCGTAAACTCGACAGACGCTCCGGACAGTTCGGAGCCTGGAGTAATGGTCGAGGAGGAAACCGGGAATGTCCCTGTGAACTGTGCGGAGCCGACTGTAACCGTGATTGTCTGAGCAGGAATGTCCGTCCAGACCTTAAGCCGCCGGTCGCGTCCAGCGAAGTCCCAATGTCGATCCGTCAACAGGCGCGACTGTGCGTCGTTCAAGAGGCTGACGAGCTGCTTCCTGTAAACCGCGTTCGATGGATCATAGTCGAGGAGGTTTCCGACAAAGTCGAGGAGGTCTCCGAGGTTCATCTTTGGGACTCCAGTTTAAAGAATGCCCGGTCCGATCAGGAGCGGACCGGACCGGGCTAGGGTCTAACGATTGCAGACCGCGAAGACTAGAAGCGCTTGAAGACCCAAACGTCGCAGAGGTGCCCGGAAGCCGCTTCGAGACTAACGCCGCAGGCAGGGGCCTTATCGGATGCTGCAATAGCATTAGCCTTACCGGCGGCTGTGTTGTCGACGACCAGAGCGAGACCGGCGGCGTTCACAGCGTTGTCAACGCTAGCCCCCTCCGCATAGCCAGAAACGACGACGCGGACCTGGTCTCCGGCGGCGGCGGCTTCGGTAGCGACGCCGATAACCAGCGCGTTACCATCCGCCGTCGCGGCGGCTTCCTTAACAAAAAGGGTCCGATCCGCGTCGGTCTTCGAGTTGTCGAGCTGTACCCAGTCACCGGCGGCGATAGCACCGTTAGCGATAAAGGTCTCTACCTGACGGCGGTTCATGGTATCCGCAGTCTGTCCGGCGTTGAGGAACTGAATCAGAGTTGAAGTAGCCATGGTCTAAGCCTCCGCATCGATGAGAACGCCGTGAGACGCGAGGTGTCCAGTCACGAGCTGCATACGGCAGAAGACCTGAGCGGCCTCCGTCGCAGTACCCGGGACGGGCTGCATTTCGGAAACGTTAAAGAATCCGTCAGTGTCCGCGTAGAGCTGGAACTGGTCGGAGGAAAGAGCGTAAGCGGAGACCGCCTTCGCTGGGTTCTGAGCAGTAAACCCAAGGTTAGGCTCGACATAGATTCGAGCGCCTCGCCACATACCGACCATATCGGAATCAAGGTCGGCCCGGTCGGAGCTGGAGGTATATCGAACGAGGGACTGCTGGAGGTTCTGGAACGCTGCGAAGCAGTTCGGAGACATCAGAAGAATGTCAGGGAACGCGCCGGAAGGGTTCCGGATCTGGCACTGGATGAACAGTTCATCAATATGAGACAGGGACAGGGTACCGCCGCTATCCTTAAAGTTGTTGAACCAGTTCTGTCCTCGGTAAACCGCCTTGTCCAGACCACCAACAACATTCTGCTGCGTTGCAGTGTTGATAGCTTCGAGCCAGCCAGTGGAGCTGGCGGTCGTCATGCCGTTAAGAGTCTGGAACGAAGTCAGGACGGAGGAGTTACCCCGGATAACCTGCTTCGAGACTTCCTTCTTCAGTCCCAGCATCACGTTCTTCATCTTGCTTTCCAAGATGTTCACAACCGCCAAATCGCCCTTGTTAGCTGCCTTTTCTACGGCGTTAAGGATGATCGGCTGTGTGAAGTTGCTAAACTCATACTTGGCAGACTGGAACGGATCGGTAACGGCCATGGAGACCGGCTCGAAGCCGCTGGAGAGCTGGGTAATGGAGGAATGTTCTCCGAAGATCACCGGCTGCTCGACTCGGAGACCGCCGGACACCTTAACGAGGTTACCAGCCGCTTCGATTGCGCGAAACAGGGGATGGGACAGGAAGGAGTTGTCGACCAGCTTATCTCGCAACAGCTGCAGAGTGGTCGAGATTACGGACTGCGGAGCCATGATAGCGCCCTTTTGTCTGAAGGTTTCGATTCGGGTTCGAGGTGCTCCGCAGAGTCTCTATCGGACAGGCGCTCCGAAGGAGGTAGCCTATATCTGAGCTATACCGCAGAGCTATGTATAAGTCTATGGATATCTAGTTCCGGTGCATCTGTTGAGCAATCGCGAGGATATCCGCCGCTGACATTTTCCGAAGGTCTCCAGCCTTCGGTTTAGCGACGCGTCCTCCCTTGCGAGGCGATCCGGTCCCGATAGCTGCGGCTTGCTTCCTCGCGCGCCTGGTCGCGGAGGTCTCCTCGCGCTCCTTCTTCGCTTCGAGGCGCGCCTGTTTACCCTTCGCGGCCCAATAGGCCGTCTCCAGGTCGAGGGAGCTATTCGCCTCCAGGAGATGCTGGACTTCGGATCGAAGCGCTGTGTCCGTCTTAAAATCGGAATGCTCAGAGAGAAACCGCTGGTAGTTCTCCTCTGCGGCCATGGTCTGGTATTCTTGCTCCATCGGTTCGAGGACTTCGCGAAGACGTCGGTTTACCTCGGACTCGATACGAGCGGTTATCGACTCCTCGTTAAAAGGGTCGTACTCCGGAACCTCCTCGCGATCCTTAAGTGATTCCTTGCCTCGAAGAAGCGCCTCGCGCTCGCGAAGGAAGTCTCTCCGCTGTTCTGCTAGTTCCTGTGTTTTCTGAGTATAGTCCTTGCGCATGGATCGCATTAGTCGAGCGATATCCGGAGGAACGCGACGGACGGCGTCGTCCCAGGACAGGCGCTCGGAGACCGGCTCCGCGTCCGGCGTTTCCTCGACCAGCTCGACAGCGTCTCCGGTCTCCTCCGACTGTGCGGCTTCCGCCTGGTCGAGTACTTCGGTTGTCGGCGCTTCGGAGTCTTGCATGGTTTGAACTTCCGCAAGAACTGATTCCGCGACGGACTGATGGTTAGGGGTGTTCATTCTCTGAATCCCTCCATTGTTTCAGGTGATTAGCTTTATCGGCTGTCCATTGCGCCGATACCATGACGGACGGAAGCCCGGTCCCTGGACGAATTGAACCGGACGACCGAACAGGCGAACGCCTAGCTCTAAGACGGAGACGTCCGAGATTCGCGAGACGATGAAGGTTCGCCATCCTGGGAGACCGCCGGTCGCGGTCGCGGACTGCGGATCGACATACAAGTGTAAGTATCTGGTTCCGTTGCGACCGATCCAGATCGCATGCGGATTACCGACTCGAAGTCCGCGCGCTCCAGGAGTCCCTGGAGGTTGCCACTTGTCCACGTAGAAGAAGGAGACCGGCTGTCGCCTGTCGATAGCGTCGACCAGGTTCGACTCCGCGCCGCCGGCATAGCTTCGATAATACGCCTGTCCGCGCGTCTTCGGAATCACCGTCTTAGGTTTGTTGAATCCGAACGTCTGTAAAAGACGCTGTCGCAGAGACAGGAAACCCATTTTATCGCGCCATTCTCGAAGCGAAGTCGAAGGTCTCCTCCTCTCTCATCTCCATACCATCCGGAGAGGCGCTTACAGAGAGGTCAACGGAGGCGATAGGCTCCATTAGAAACGCTTCGAAGTCCTTATCCTTAGACAGTCGCATAAGATGAGCAGCGATAGCCGTCAGCTCGCGGTCTCCCTTAATGTCTTCGAGAGCAACCGGAAGCGGTTGTCCGTAGTCTTCCGCCGCAGTCGCGATCATGGCAAGGAATCGAGCCAAGTCGCCGTCGATTCGCGCCTCCGGCTCGTTATATTCCTCCGCCTCGACTTCGACTCCCATAAGGCGCGCGACACCGACAACCGCCTTTGCGAGCTGGTTCAGGGTTTTGACGTTGTATGGACTATCGGGAGCCGGAATAAGGTCGCGGACCTCCATTCCGATCCGTTCGTCCGTGCGATCTGTCTCCTTCCGAAGGGACTCCGGCATAGACGTCTTATTCATAGTGATAGGCATTACTAGACCTCGTTAGGGAATGGGAGCGGTTGTTCTTCGACCGGCGCGACAGGCTCCGGAGTAGCGGAGACCAGGAAGGACTCCGGAAGTTGATAGGCGCGGACAATCTCCGCGAGGACTTCCGCCGGCGGCGTTCCAAGCTGTACCAGGAGAGGCGCGAGGCGTTCGAGGCTCTGTTGTTTCGCCAGCTCGGACATGGGAGTCGTACCCGCGTCAACAGCCCAGTATGTGAAGTCTCCGGTCAAGTCGTCCGCGCTAAGAATGGTCGGACCCACTGGATTCGGAAGCGACAGCGCCTCCGCTTCGTCTCCGAGGACGACAGATAGCATAATATTATACGTCTTAGCGATACTTTGAATCAATCCGTCGCGAGTCCGCGCCATACGACCGATTTCAGATGAGGTGTAAGCCGCGAGGAGTTGCTGTTCCGTCGCGGTCGAGCGGGTAACCTCTCCGCGAGTAAACGGCGCGAGGAGTCCGGCGGCGTTAATATCTGCCTCGACAGTCGAAGCATACAGAGAGATATCCGCCGGAATAGGTGACTGCGGTACAGGAGAAATATTCCCCTCGATAGGCGTTCCAGGCGGAAGATCAACCTCGATAAACTCACCATCTAAGCCCTGGGAAATCTTCGCGGCTCCGTCTTCTGAAAGAAAGCCACTCCTTACCATCCACTGCCTAGCCATTCTCCGGACGCCTTGAGACTGGTAAGTCCGCATTACATTTAGCTCTCGGAACTGGTCGAGGCTCCGCGACAGGAGCGAATATCCTCGAAGCGGAGTATCCGGATCGCGGCTGAAATACATTGGAATAATGGGAACAACCGGACGACCGCTCGCGCTTTTATATGGAATGCCGGTCTTCTCATGGACCAGCTCCGCCTCCGGAGTTTCGCTATCGGAGGCGGCTTCTTCGTCTAATGCTCCGACCTGGACTGTCACTCCCTCGAACAGAAACTCCTGTCCGGATTCGTAATCTTCAGACCAGACCAGGAGTTTATCGGAGACCAGGTCGTAGACTTCGACGACTTGAATCCAGCGCTCGAAGTCCGGCGCGACGTTCGGATCAGATAGTCCAAGCGCTGTCGGCTTTCCTCCGACCGTCGCGTCTTCTATCCACTTGCTATAGCGACGCGGACGGAACCGCTCGACCGGCTTCGAGTATCGGACGGACGCCTCCTCCAGCGGCATTAAGTAAGCATGTCCAACATATCGCTGCTGTTCCCA